GCGCACGCTGGGCATGCCTGATTTCATCGCAGTTTCGCTCGACCCGTTTCGCGCCGTGGTCCCGCTCTAATGCTAAACGTCACATTGGTCGGCGACCGCGAACTCGTCGCCAAGTTCACGGCGATGCCGTCGAAGGTTCATTCGGCACTGCTGAAAAAGGTCACGGTGCTGGCGCTTCAGCTCCGGACGAAGGTCAGAGACCAGCTATCCGGCATAGTGCTCAATGTTAAATCAGGCGCGCTGCGGCGTTCAATCTTCGAGATGGTCGAGGACAGCCCGACCAAGGTCATCGGTAAGGTCGCATCGTCCGGCGACGTCAAATATGCGGGAATTCACGAATTTGGCGGGGTCATCCCCGCGCACGACATCGTGCCGAGCAAGGCCGCTGCGTTAGCGTTCATCTGGAATGGCAAGCAAGTTTTTTTCCAGCGCGTCCATATCCCCGATGTGACGATGCCGGAGCGTAGCTTTTTAAGATCGTCGCTCGGCGAGATGGCGCCGCAGATCACGCAGGGCTTGCGCGACGCGGTGAGTGAGGGGCTGCGATGAAGGAGTCCGATTTATCGCGGCGACAGCGGGCCAGGCGATGGTTCTGGTCGCTGATCGCAGGGGCAACCTGGAATCGATGTGAGACGATCCGTCATTTCGCGGTTTGCCGCCTTCCTGGCGCGACAAAGCTCACCGCTCATGAAGGCCTGAAATGACTGCTGTAACGCGAGAACAGATTGCGGTTGCGCTCTGGAATTTGGTCAGCGGCGCTGCGACGTTCGCCGGCAGTTCTCGACGGTGGCAGCATTGGGATAAGGTCAACGATTCCAAAAAGCCGTTTCTGACTATGCTCAAGACCGGCGAGAAGCGCACGCCGCAAGGCGAAGGCCTCGTCACGCTGACGCTCAACTATCACGTCTTCGTCTACACGTCGGCAGGATTGGACCCGAACAACGTTCCCGACACAGCGATGAACGTGCTGCTCGACGCCATCGACCAGGCCATGAAGCCGACCGGCGCCGACATCATGAGCAATGTCCAAACGCTCGGCCTGCCCAACGTGTCGCACTGCTACGCGTCCGGTCCGGTGTTCGTCGACAACGGCGACGTCGACGGCAAGGGCGTGGCCGCAATCCCGTTTGAGATTCAAATCGGCTGGTATTGAGGAGCGGAGCATGGACGCTGATCGCATCGAAGCCGAGCGTGAACCGGTTGACGAAGCGCCGCCCGCGCCGTCGCCACTCCTCGCGCTGATCGACGCGTGGTTTGCCACGCACTTCTCCAATTCCATCGTGTCCCGCGATACCGAAACCTTCAACCTCGTTCACGCCGCCAAGGAAGACCTGAAGCGGCGCGTCTCGCAAGGAGAGCACTGAGATGGCCCAATATTTGTTCGGCAGCGGCACGCTGATTCTCAAGAGCATCGTCGCCAATACGCAGCAGGCCCAACTCGGCGTCCTGCAGGACACGTCGCTCGATTTCGACCGCAAGATCGAATTTCTGATGGGCCAGTACAATTTTCCCGTGGCGGCCGGCGGCGGCGAGATGTCCATCAAGGGCAAGGCGAAATACGCGCGCCTGCAGTCCACGCAATTCAGCAACATGTTCCTGGGGTCGAATGCGACGGTGACCACGCCGGCGATGCTGCAAATGAACTCGACCGGCGAATCCGGCACCGTGGCATCGGCCGCAGTCACGGTGGCAAACGGCGCGACGTTCGCCGAAGACCTTGGCGTGTACACCCTGGCCGGCGTGCAATTGCAGCCGGTCGCCTCGTCGCCCGCCGCTGGCGTGTCATACGTGCCCGGCGTCGCCGGCATCGGCACCTACACCTTCAACGCCAGCGACAACGCGACGGTCTATCTGTTCTTCTACAGCTACACCGTCACGACGGCCGGCACCTCCAAGATCGCGATCGCCAATGCGCTCACCGGGCCGGTGCCGACGTTCGAGGTGTTCCTGAAAGAGACGTTCAATAACCAGGGCGTCGTGAAAGACCTCGTGCTCAAACTCAACGCCTGCGTTGCGCCAAAGCTCTCGCTGCCGTTCGCCAACACGAAGTTCACCGTCGCCGAGATGGACTTCCAGGCGATTGCGGACGCGAACAATAACATCGGCACCTGGAGCATGACGGAGTAATCCTTTGAGCCTCGACCGCGACGAATCAATCGACCTCGCGACTTGCCGCCCCGTGCGGCTCGCCGGTCACGACCTCCAGGTCGCGCCGCTGTCGCTGCGGCAGATACTGGCGATCGCCGACTACGTGCCGAAACTTTCCGGCATCAGCATGGACAATCTGTCCGGCGAGCGTTTGACGCCTCTGGCCGAGGTGCTGTGGCAAGGGCTACGGCGCGCGCATCCAAAGCTGACGCACGATGAATTCTTCGACCTGCCAATCACCATTGCCGAAATGGTCGAGGCTCTCCCCGTCGTCATCGAGCAGGCCGGCGGCGCCAAGAAGGAAGCCGCCTCGGGGGAAGCGGCGGCGGCGAGCGATTCGACACCTTCGACTGGCTAGCGCTCGTCGCCGAGCTTTGCATCGAACTGCATTTGACGAAGGACCAGGTCCTCGACCAAATCGATATTCCGTTCCTTGAGGCCCTGCACCGCGCATGGGCCGACTGCCCGTCGCTGCGGCGCATGAAGGCGGCCGAACTCGGCATCAAGCCGAAAGAAAAGCCCACCAAGAACTTCCACGAGCTGGCCGCCATGTTCCCGGGCGGAACAATCAAGTGAGCACCGATGGCCGATGATCTCAACGTATCGGTAAAGTTCGGTGCGACCACCGACGAGCTTGAGCCGGCGACCAAACGCGCCGCTGAGGCCGTCAACAGCGTCAAGGAATCCGTCGACAGTCTTCGCGAGACTCTGGTCCATGTCGCCGAGGCGGTCGGCATCGCCTTCAGCATCGATGCCATCAAGGGCTTCGTCGAGGGCATGGCTGAGCTTGGCTTGCAAACCGAGCGTATCGGCGCGACTCTGGGTCTGTCCAACCAACAGGTCGTGGAGCTTTCCGGATTTGCTAGGCTGACCGGATCGTCGATTGAATCGCTATCGAGCGGCATCGAGCGCATGTCGCTCAACGTCCAGCGCTCGACGCGGGATGCCACCAACCCAGCAGCGCAGTCACTCAAGGCGCTAGGGCTCAATGCACACGAACTGATCGGTCTGCCGGCCGACCAGTGGTTTACAAAACTGTCGGAAGCTGTCGCCAAATTCAACCCGTCGCTAAACCTGACCAACCAGGTGATGGCGATCGGTGGCCGCGGTGTCGCCCAGATGCTACCGGCCCTTTTGCAGGGCGCTGAGGGCTTCAATCGTTTCAAGGAGGAAGTGGATAAGGCTTCAGAAGGTCTCGCGTCGGCGGTGCCCGGCATGGCCGACACGCACGAGAAGCTGACGCTACTCAGCCTGAGTGCGCAGAGCCTCGGCGCGCGCATATTCTCGACGCTAAAGCCGGCCATTGATGCCGTTGTTACCGCCCTCACCAATTGGCTTCAGTCGATTCACGGCGACACGATCCGCGACGCGGTCAACAGTGTCGGCAATGCGACCATCACGATTGCGCAGAGCGTCGCCCTGTTTTTCGTCGGCGCTGATGAGACGTGGCGCAAATTTATTGCCAGCATCAATGCCGGACTTCCCGCGCTGCACACCGCGGTAGGTGCCAGCCTACTTCTGATCGGACAGGCGGGGCCGGCCCTTCAGCAGTTCAAGGCTGCACTCGCCGGAGTTGGAAATTCGGAAAGCTTTGCCAAGATCGAGACGGACGCTTCTGCGGCAAGAGATAAGATCAACGACCTCGCCAAGTCCATGCGGGACGCGTTCGACGCGAGCGTTCCGAAATCCGGCACAGGCGCCGCGATGGCGGCCGATTTTGCTGAAATCCAGAAAGGTGTTCAGGATACCATTGCGGCCTACCAGAAACTCAACGCGACATCCATCAATATGGGCGGCGGAGACGCACTCAAAGGCCAGATGGAGCAGCTTCAAGGATCGATCAAGGTCGCCGACGAGCAATACCGAATGACCGCAGAGCATCTCGGCGCCGAGCTGAAGATGCACGAGCTGACCAATAGTCAAGAGACCGCGGCACTCCTGGCGGCGCTCAATAAGCGCATGGCTGCGGAGGAAACCGCAATCGACGGTGAGTTGTTGCTCTATGCGCGAGGCACCGCTGGTTACGAAAAGGCAATCGCCGAGCGCCGGCAATTGGAAGCCAAATATCAAGCCGACCGGCAGAAGATCACCGACCAAGCCGCCGAGCGCGAAGCGCAGCAGTGGAAGGCCGCCGCCGACACCATCGCCGGCGCGTTCAACTCGCAGCTCAAGGGCCTGCTCGCCGGCACCACCACCTGGTCGAAGGCGATGAAGTCGATCAGCGCCGACCTGGTGCTGAAATTCCTCGAAGATCAGGTCAAAGCCACGGCAGAGTTTATCGCCAATAAGGCGAGGGAGCTTTCGACAACGGTTCTCACTGAGGGCGGGAAAACGTCGGCGACGACGGCCGGTGCCGCACTGCGCTCCGCCGCCGAAGTCGCATCGGGTGAAGTGAGTATCCTGCAAACCATCGCCAACGCCATTAAAGCTATCTTCGCTGGCGCGGGGCAGACGGCCGCCGGCGTATCGGCCGCAGTCGCGCCGGAAGCCGGGCCTGCGGCTCCCGCAATCGGCGCCGCAGCCGGGGCTGCAACTGCTGCCGCAGCCTTCGGCATTGCTCAATTCGATGTCGGCACCGATTACGTCATGCGCTCCGGTCTCGCCGTCATCCACCAAGGCGAACAGATCAAGCCGGCGGCCGGCTCCGGACCTTATACCGGCAAGAACGATGGGGGTGGCTCTGGCGCCATCCGCTCGATGTTGTCGGCGCATGTGGACACGATGAAGGGAATGTTGGGCGCGCACGCGCGCGCCATGGCGAGCCTCGAGAGCGAGGTTTTTCAGATGCGCCGGGCTGTCGCTCGCGCGACGCGGTAGGCCATGACCACGCCGCCGTCGCTGCCGGCGCTGCCGGGGCTAACGTGGTCGCGGCACAAGAAGCCCGGCTTCAACACGCGCATTGCCTCGCACGCGTCGGGCCGCGAGGTCCGCGTCGCGCTGCAGGCGTTTCCGCTCTACGAATTCGAGGCGGTCTATAGCGGGCTGGCGTCGGCCGGCGGCACGTTTGCCGGGCTCGGCACCAAGAGCCTCGAGACCCTGATGGGGTTCTTCCTGCAGCTGCAGGGCCAGTTCGGCACTTTTCTCTACGCGGATCCCGACGACAACACGGTCGCGGCCCAGGGCATCGGCGCCGGCGACGGCGCGACGACCGCGTTTCAGATCGGCCGCACGCTCGGCGGCTTCAACGAGCCCGTCGGCTGGGTGACGGCGCTGACCGCGGTCTATCTCAACGGCACGCCGCAATCCGGCGGCGCGTATTCGCTCACCGCGCCGAACACGCTCACCTTCACGGCCGCGCCCGGCGCCGGCGTCGCCATCACGGCGGATTTCTCTTACGCCTTCAACTGCCGCTTTCTCGACGATCAGATGGACTTCGAGGAGTTCATGTCGAACCTGTGGAAGCTCGACAGTATGAAATTCCGGAGCGTGAAGGCTTAGCTCGAGCGGCGCATTTTTGCCGCCCGCCAACCCAAAAATGCGCCGGTCAGCATAATGAAACAAGCCTCGCCGGCGTTGATCGCGTATCTCAACGCGGCGCGCGCCGCCTCCGACGCCAAGCTGCTGATGGCGGATGCCTTCTTGTTCACGCTGCAGGGCGGCGCGACGCTCGCCTACACCAACATCGACGTGACGTTCGCCTATATGAGCGTCACCTATCTGGCAAATTCGGTGCTGATCGACGGCCTCAAATACAAGGCCGCGATCGGGCTCGAGACCGACCAGCAGCAGGTGACGGTTTCGGCGCGATCGACCGACACCATCGCCGGCGGCGCGCCCTTTCTCCAAGCGCTGCGCCAGGGCGCCTTCGACGGCTGCGAGATCGTGCGCTATCGGGTGTTTTTCTCCGACCGGCTTGGCGGCACGGTGATCGGCGCCGCGATGCTGTTCAAGGGCCGCCTC